GATACGCTGCAGGGAGTAGAGAACGCTTCACGGTACCTCAACGCAGTGGCGCTTCTATATGGCCGGAACTGAAACAACGAGCGCGCGGCGAGAGCTATTGCGGAGGAAGCGCGCGCAAGAAAGTTTGCACGCCTACGCGCTGAGCATTCAGATCCCGCTGGCCCCGCACCCTCCGTTCGACGAGCTCGACGAGGATGCGTTCGGGCCGGCGCGCATGTTCATGCCGCACCACATCGCCACGATGCTCGACGTGCTGCAGCGCACGGTCACGCGGCCGATGGGCCGCGCGCTGATAATGATGCCGCCGGGAAGCGCGAAGTCGAGTTACGCGAGCGTTGTGCTGCCGACGTGGGTCATGGGGAGAATCCCCAAGTCAAGACTGATCCTCGCTTCGTACGCGACGCCGCTCGCGGAGCGGCAATCGCGCCGGGCCCAGCAGATATGCAAGAGCCCTGAGTACGCGACGATCTTCGAGGATGCCGCGGTCCTGCGCGACGCGGCCGGGGACTGGCAGCTGCAGAACGAATCGGAAATGATTGCCGCGGGCTTGCTCGCCGGCATCACCGGCAACCGCGCGACGGGCTGGATCATCGACGACCCGGTGAAAGGCCGCGAGGATGCGGACTCGGAATTGTTTCAGAGCAAGACGATCGAGGAATACCAGGACTCGCTGCTCACCCGCTGCCTGCCCGGCGCGTGGGGCGTGCTCATCATGACGCGCTGGAACGAGAACGACCTCGCAGGAAACATCCTGCCGGAAGACTACAACGGGCAATCTGGTATGGTGCTGTGCAGAGATGGGCTGTACTGGGACGTGTTGAATGTGCCGGCGAAGGCGGAGCACGCTGACGACCCGCTGGGGCGCAAGATCGGGGATTACCTCTGGACCGAGTATTTCCCCAAGGAACACTGGCAGATGTTCGAACGCGGAGAGTCGCGCGCTGCTCAAAGAACGTGGTCGAGTCTCTACCAGCAACGGCCGGTCCCGCAGGGTAATACGTCCTTAGACCGAACGAAGATCCAGTGGAATAACCCGAACGAATTCCCGCCGCGGAAGCTCCTGCGCATCGCCGGCTACTCGGACTTCGCAGTTACGGAAAAAGCTTCCGCGGACTCGACTGAACATGCTACGTTCGGTATCGACGGCAACGGTGAGGTGTGGCTGCTCGATACCTGGTCGGGACAAGTCTCGACCGACAAGAGCATTGACTCACTGCTGGCTATGGCATCACGCAACGGCGTGCGCACATGGTTCGATGAAAAGGGGGTGATCCACAACTCTGTGGGGCCGGCGCTGAACAAGGCCATGCGCGAGAAGCGCATCTACCTCGACGTCCGGTCCCAGTCGTCGAATGCAGACAAAGTTTCGAAGGTTCAGGGTTTCATTGCGATAGCGAACACGGGTATAGTCCACTTCCCGAACCGCGGGAAAGATCGTATTTGGGCCGAGCAGGCGCTCGCGCAAGTGGAAGCGATGCCCGCGGGACGGCACGACGACAAGGCGGACGTGTTAGGGCTGCTAGGCCGCACGATCGACCAGGTGCTGAACGCGCCGTCGGCGGCGGCGCCGCGCAAGGAAGGGATCAAGCCCTTCTCGGCGGCGTGGATTGAGTACGAAGATAAACCGAAGGCAGAAGCGAGGTACAGGTAACATGGGCACAATCGTAAATCCGACGAAAGTCACTTGGGTAGACCCGACCACGGGCACCGACGCCACTGGCGCCACGGTTCCTTGGGACGCGACGACTGACCGTGCTGCGGTCGAGATTCAGTTCGACGGCGTAGGTGTGGTTGACGTTCCCGTCAGCACCGGCGTCGACACGCTGGATCTGACCACGGTTGCTGCCTTCGAGGCACTGCCGGCCGGCGCGCACAGCCTGACGATGGCGGAAGTCACCAAGGAGGGAACGGTCGGCAAAGCTTCGGCTGCGACCACCTTTTCTGTTGACCACACCATCACCCCCGACGCCCCCACCAGCGTTAAGCTGGCTTAGGCGTTTCTGGGTCTGGTTGCTTAATCTACTGGGGCTGGGGTAGACTCGGCGGCGAACTGCCTAGTCAACCCCCTGCCCGGAGGCAACATCATGGGTTTCTTCGTCGGTCTTATCGTCGGCGCCGTAGTCGTCGTAGTCGTGCCGAAGGCTTTTTCCTTCGTCGCTAAGCAGGTTTCCTCGGTCAAGTCGAAGGTCTGAGCATGGCTAAGATGTTCGACATGAAGCGGGCTCCGATCAAGGAGTCGCTTAAGCCGACGTCCGTTGGCTCGCTGAAGCCGGACCCATACGCTTACGAGCACCGGGTCACGCTGAATTCGGCGGACATGGGGAAGCTGGGCGTCGACGCCCCGAAGGTCGGCGACGTGTTCCATCTGGCGGGCGAGGGCCATGTGGTCGACTCGAGCCAGACCGAATCGCAGAACGGTGAGAAGGCGCACACCGTTTCGCTGCAGCTGAAGAAGATGGCGCTCAAGAAGAAGGGCGGCGCATCCATGTTGGATGCCGTCAGCAAAGGCGTCCAAGACGCCCAAGGCGAGTAACTATGGAATTCAAGCCTGCCTACCCGGCGGCGCCGAAGCCAGGATCTGCGGCCTCGGTCATTCAGAATCCCCCGGCGCCGCCGGCCGCGGATGGCAAGCGCGTTGTGATCGGCAAGCCGAGCGGTACGCCGCCGCCGCACGTCATCGCGCCCCGCACGGTTGAGCCGACCCCGGTCAAGAAACAGTACATGTGGCAGCTTCGACGCGCCCGCGGTGAGAAATTCTGATGGCTGACGACGTCAATGAAATGCTGGGCACCTTCGCCGACCCGAACACGTCGGCTCCGAGCCCGGCGGGACAGGCCGCGCAGGTAGGCGTAAACTCCATTCCCGACGCCGACAACGAAATCGACGAGGGCGAGCTCGAGCTCGTCAAGACATTCTTCGAGGAATACAACACCGCACGGCAGTTCGACAAAGATGCGCGCATTCAGTACAACCGTGATCGCAAATACGCTGCTGGCCTCGCTGATCCTAACTGGGCGAGCGACGCGAACCTTATCGGCTCCTTCATCGACATTCTCGTTTCATTCCTCTACGCACAGAACCCCGATCCTGGGGTCAAGCCGGCGTTGCAAGTTGACGAGCAGCCTAACGACCAGGCCACCAAATTCGCCGACACAATGGAACTGGTTATCACTCGGCTCTGGAAAGACGGCCACCTAAAGCTGAACGGCAAGAAGTGGGTCCGCTCCGCGCTGACGTGCGGGCCGGGCTGGGTCAAGGGCACGATGCTGACGCAGAAAGTGCCGGCGCCGGAGCTCGAGCAGAGCCTGAAAACCGCGCAGGATCAGCTTGCGTCGATTCAGGCCGCCCAGCAGGAGATGCAGGAAGGCGACAGCGACGAGTCCAAGGAAGAGCAGGCCGCGGCGCTGCAGATCAAGATTCGCGGGATGCAAGCCGGGCTGATGAAGAAGAAGCGCTACGGCTTCATCGTCGACTACGTGCGCCCCGAAGACATTCAGGTGTCGCTCAACGTGTCGGATCTGGCGCAGTACAAGGAAGCGGACTGGATTTCGACCGACATGTACGTCCCGGCTTGCGAGTCTCGGAAGCGATTCCCAGACCTGAAGCCCGAAGACTACAAGGCGATGACGAAGTTCTACCAGAAAGACCTGAAGCCGATGGACACCGCGGCCGAAGCGGTGCTGGGCGACAGCCAGATCAGCGAAGGCACGTTCACCAAGACTGCGCCCGGTGGCGGCGGCAGCGGTGACGGCAACACGAACGCGAAGCCGGTCGAATTCATCAAGATCATCGAGAAGTGGGACCGCCGCGACTACATGGTCAAGACTTGCGTGGACGGCCTGAAGTGCTGGGCCACGCCGCCGTTCCCGCCCCCGCAGGCGAGCACGCGCTTTTATCCTTTCTTCTACCTCGCCTTCTTCCCGGTTGAGGGCAAGCGGCATCCGCAGTCGCTGTCGTGGCGCCTGCGCAAGCTGCAGGACGAGTACAGTTCATGCCGCAGCAACCAGCGCCTCACGCGCGAGCGCTCGGTGACGGGTGTCATCTTCAACGGCGCCGCGGTAGACCCGCAGGACGCGCGCAAGATCAGCGACGCGAACCAGCAGGAGCTCATTGAAGTTCGCATGACGGCGGATCAGCCGCTGCAGAATGCGTTCATCGCCAAGCCGGTCGGCACCTACAACCCGATGCTGTACGACACGCAGCCAATCCGCGCCGACATGGAGTCAATCTCCGGCGTGCAGGAAGCGCTGCAGCAGAACGCGGCCGGTGCGGACCGCAAGACGGCCACCGAGGCGCAGATCGAGCAGCAGGGCTTCGCTTCGCGCACCGGCGCGGACCGCGATACGCTCGAGGAAGCACTCACGGACATGGCGCAGTACACCGCCGAGGTAGCGACGCAGGAATGCCCGCTGTCTTGGGTGCAGCGCGTGTGCGGCCAGGGCGCTTACTGGCTCGGCCCGGACGACCAGAAGGGTACGCCCCCGATGGACGTCGAAGACGTGCTCACGATGACCGAGGTGTCGATCGACGCGGGCTCGACCGGCCGCCCGAACTTCGCCGCGGACAAGGCCAACTGGGCCACCATCCTGCCACTGCTCGAGCAGTCGCTCGGCAAGATCCGCGCCGCGCAGATGTCAGACCCAGGCATGGCCGAGGCGCTTATCAATATCCTGAAAGAGACGCTGCATCGCATGGACGATCGTCTCGACATCGACGATTTCATCCCGCAGGGCCAGCCGAATCCTCCGCCGCCGGAGCTCCCGAAGACCACTGTGGCGATTCAGCTGAAGGGCACCATCACGCCGGAACAGGAAGCGGTGCTCATGGGCGCCGAGGCCGCGCACTCAGGTATTGGCCCTCCGGGCGGCCCGACGCTGCCGGGCGGCCCGCCGCCGATCGCCGGCCCGAACACGCCTCCGGGCCCGCATCCGCCAGGCGGCGCACCGCCTCCGCATCCGGGCGCCGTCCACAAGACCGGCGTGCATACCGGGCTGAACCTCCCTTCGCACATTCCGGGTACCGCGGTGCCCATGCCCCCGCTTTCGCTTGACAGACCCACGCCCCCTAAGCCGGGCGGACCACCCTCGAAATAACGTAGAGAGCCACCCATGACAACAGAAGAAAATCAGACACCGGCAGCAGAGCTCGAAAGCGACATTAGTGTCGATTCGACGCCGTCAGTAGAGACGCCGGCTGTAGAGACTCCGGCAGCAGATCCGAAAGCGGAATTGCTCAGTGCGATCAGCGCCGGAGTCGATTCAGCTCCCGCCCGCGGCCCCAAAAAGCCAGCTGATGAAGCTGCCGGCGAGGCTAAGGGTGAAGAAGGTAGCGGCGCAGGCAAGGACGAGAAAAAGGACGACGCCAAGGATGCCGCGGACGGTGCTGCTAAAGAGGGCGAGGATAAGAGCACCGAGAAAAAGGCTGCCGATCATGTGAACGATCCTGTTCCTGCTGAGTGGAGTGAACGCGCTCGTGAGCGTATCACTTCTCTGGTTTCTGCGGTCAAGGAAAAAGACGCTACGATCGAGAATCAGGGCAAGCTTGTCGAAGCTGTGATGTCCACTGGCGCGACGCCAGAGCAGTTCGGCGGGATCATCACGTTCCTGCGCGACTTCAACGGGCAAGACCCGGCCGGCCTCGATCGCTGCCAGCAGGCGCTGCAGACGATGCTCGAGGGCGTCGCGCTGCGCATGGGCAAGACGGTGCCTGGTGTGGATTTCCTCTCGAAGCACGAGGATCTGCAGCAGGCGGTGCGCTACGGGCAGATAACCACGGACCACGCGCAGGAGATTGCGGTCGCTCGTGAGGCGCGCAACCGCGCATCAGCGGCGTATACCGCGACTGCGGCTCGCACTAAGTCCGAGCAAGAGGCCACTGCAGAGCGCAACATCGCGATTTCCGAAATGAATGAGCTCGGCGACCAGTTGCAGGCGTCCGACCCGGACTACCAGCGCAAGTACGACCTGATCGTCGGTCCGCTGAGCGAAGCGTTCAAGGATCTGCCGCCCCGGCAGTGGAAAGCGGCCTTTCAGCGGGCTTGGGCCAGCGTGAAGCTGCCCCCGGCGCCTGCGGCGGCCCCGGCGCCCGCGGCCGCGCCTGGCAGCGTGGCAATGGTGCGTGATCCCGTCACGGGCCAGTTCGCCCCGGCGAAAAAAGGCCAGCCAATGAGGCCGGTATCGCCAAGTGGGACGAGTGGCGCAAAAGCGGCTCCCAAATCGCTGCGCGAAGCGATAGACTTCTCGCTGGCGGGGGACGGCAACTAAATGCGAGGGTGCAGCGGGTGCGCAAATCGAAGGCAAAAGCTGATGCGAGCGACCCGCAGCGCGATTCGGTTTATCGTTGGGAAGCCAGCCATGAAACCTGGAACGTCTGCACCCTCACACTCGCTGATTGCCAAGCCCTCGCGGATGAAGCGCTCGCAGGCGAGCGCTGCAAGCCGGTAAAGGTCATTCAGGGCCCGTCGAACCGCTACAGCTGGAACGTTCCGGCCATGCGGACCATCTCGATGCAGGGCCCCAGCCGCCGCGGGCGGGGCGGGATGAACTATGCGACGGTGCTGCACGAGTGCGCGCATCAGATCGGCTTCGATAAGTACGGTGCGAAGATTCAGGACCACGGTCCGGTCTTCATGGCGTACTACCGCAAGCT